GATGTAAATCATTACATAATGAACACCACGGCATCTTTTAGTCAATTCATACCAAAATTTAGTATGCGCTACGGAAGGGTCACAGTGTTTTGACATAAAACCAATTTTCAAACAGATTTTGCCTTTACTCTGTATCACCTATGATGGTGAACACTAATATTGAAACATACAGCAGGCCAAGAAAGAAATACATTCTAGTCCACAACTTGAGCGTTATCTACAATCCAATCAATCATTCGACCCTTGTACTCAAACCTGCCTAGGTGAGTTAATTCAATAGAAGGATCGACCCAGATTTCCCCGCCAATCTTTTGCCAATACCGGCCAAAACCATAATCCTCAGACAAGAATCTACCATCTTCATCAACATAACTATTGAACAGGGCATAACTATGATTTCTTTCTTCTTCAGAAAGAGCACCAGTATCATCTTTATACTTAAGTTCTGGATAAGCAGCAAACAACTTTTCAAAAGCCTCGCGCTTAATCAACATGAAACCTGTGCCGGCATCATAAATAGAAAGAGCGCCATTATCAAACTTGATTTTGTTATCTCCACCAACACAAGGATTCACAACAAATCTAGTACTCTTTTCAGCAATCTTTTTAGGATCACAATCATCTTTAGCTAGTTTTACCACCTTATCCCATAAAATCTCCTTTATGGGGTAAGCGCCAGTAACTATGTCTTTATCATGCCAAAGCATCTTTAAAATATCTTCATAACTATATCCAAGATCAACATCAATGAACATCAAATGAGTGAAAGCAGGATTAGCCATAAATTTGGCTACAAGTTGATTTCTAGCCCTAGAAATAAGAGAGTCACTAATTGTGCTAATACCAAACTTCATACCGTATTCCTTAAAAGCCATGCAAGCCTTTATGGTCGACATAAAGAAAGGTTCTGTAATTTGGCGATCATAACAAGGCAATGCCAGTAAAGGATGCCATGATTCTATTTGTTCCGCCGTGATTTCAATATCTTGTTGAGTTGTTTGCAGCATGAATTGAGTATAGCAAAAACAAAAAGCCCTGCGGTGTAAAACCGCAGGGCAATTTGCCTAAACTAGAATTTGTTTAGATATTACTTGTTAGACTTAGCATTCTGAGTCTTGATAGCCTTCACATCGGAAGTCTTAACAGCAGTCTCAACTTTCTCAGCACCATTACGAGAAGCCTTGAAATAGAGTTTCTGCTCAGAAGCCTCAAAGCGGATGATAACCTTAAGATTGAGTTTCTTAGCCTGCGCACGAATACGCTGTTGCATAGAGTTATAAGCCTTACCCGGCTCAATACCAGTCAAAGCAAAACGCTCTCCGTTATTCGCAGAGTCAGTCAAAGCGTTGATAATCTGCTGGAGTTCAGCAGAAACACGACCCGAACGAGTAAGTTCAGGGAACGTATCAACTTTGGTCAGGTTAAACATTATTTTCTCCTATTTGTAGTGAACCGACTCCGTGCCGGTTCGTTTATGTGGTGACCACACCATAGCAGTACCGGACAGCGTTCGTGCCGAAAACCGGAAAATGTTATTCCTTCTTAAAAAAAACTTAGTTCTTGCTCTTAGTCTTGATTTCAGGCGTTACAAAATTTTCGCTAGATTGCGTAACAATTGTTTCCTGCAATCTTCTGATCTCTTTCTGTAGAGCGGAAATCTGCAATTTTGCGATGGCAAGCTCGAGATTATAACTTGCAACTTGTCCATTTAAACTTGTAATCAATTCGTTTACATCAATGTTGATATCACTCATATAGACTCTATCCATTTCTCGTTGTTAGTGTAGTCAAGTTCTTGCTTGCTATAAGCCGGCATAAACTCGCCTAGATTGCTATTATACACTTTTACAGTACCAAAGTTTTCTATTTCTTCATCAAAATCCCATGCTTTGTCTGGTGTTAAAATCTCAATTTCGACCTCTGTATCAAACGCAATATTTTGAATACAATTAAACACAGAGCCGGCAAGTGCATCAGCTAAGTCTTTAGAACCGCTAGAAGGGTGATCAATCTTATTGTTATTAAACAATCTTAACTTTAAGAGTTCTTCTTCAACAAGAATCTCATTCCAATAACCACGTAATCTCATATCGTAGATTGAAGTCATTAAAGTGTCATAGTCAGATTTTTTTACAGAGTGAAAGTCTGCATTAATCCCTTGCGATCTGAGCGATTGAATCATTTCAACAGATTGCCAACGGTCAAACGTAACTAAACCAACTTGAAATTTACGACAAAGATCAACAATCATCTGTCGAACAGAAGCAAAGTTAATTTCCTCACCATGGCCGGCTTCCCAATAATGAACAAGATCAACGTTTACAATTGGAAGAGTTTCTACACCCATAGAAGTTTTTACTTCTTTAAAGCCGGCACCGTGAGCCATACAAAGAGCAGCCCTATCTCGTTTCAATCCCAAGTCAATATGGATAAATCTAGTATGACCGTCAGTACCATTAAACCAGCGTTTAAATGTTCCATCTTCTTGATCAACAGGGTCTTCACCATATGCGAACGCTTTTCTAACAAGATCAGCATCTCTAAAGTATGCGTCTTCCATGTTCGGCGGCTCACACTCAAAACGAGCTCTAGCCTCAATAGGATTTCTAATAAACTCTGACTCTAGATCGCTTCTTTTAATTGTAGGATTCACTTCCCAAGTTGCAGCTTTAATAAACCATGTTTTAGGTTCATTTTTTTGCTGTGCCCCGAAATATCTTTGCTGAATAAAGTCACCTTTATAACGAGGGAAAGAAAGAAGAATAACCTTCCCAACCTCAGGGAATCGTGACATAACAGATAACTTACTCATGTTATAAATAGCCGAAGCAGAGCCTTTAGCTCTTGTTTCTCCACGCAATTCAGCATCAGTTTTGAAAGCAGAAATCTCGTCAAGAATTACAGACATAACCTCATAACCTTCCCAACCTTCACTTTCAGAGTGACCAGAGAAACATCTCACAGGTCGAGAAAAGAAAAAGATTTCTGAAACTCTTGGTTCAAAACCGACCTCGTTAAAGAAAGGAGATGACAACAATAGGTTCTTCAAAGGTTCAAAGAAAACTCGCTGTGCTTGCTGTGCGTTAACAGCAAGGTTTAGTAGGTCAATATAAACTCCAGTAGCTTTACCATAATAACTCAATGGGTCACGTAAGCAATGTAACAGATACGCTGTATATGCGATAGAAATTCTCGCACAATGGTCTTTACCACTTCCCTTACCCAACATGCATATAACTTCATTGTCAGTGTATTTGTTATACCACTCTTCACCGGCCTGTTCACCCATGATCTTTTGTAACGTATGTTTTTTTAAGATTTGTGTAGAATGGCGAACAATTTCCAACTGGATAGGGGATAATGGGGGTAGCCCAAGATACTTCTTATCCTGAACAAAAACCTCAATAGGTACAGGTTCAGTTGATAGTTCATCTTGACGTAATAATCTATCAAAGTCTTTGAATTCTAAATTCATCCCGATAAAATCTGACATAGTTTTGTAACCTTTATGTCGAACACCTTTTTTAACTAAGGTTTTTGGACTTTAAGATTAGTCTCCTTCTGGTTGTTCATCAGCATCGTAATCATAGTTTTGTGCAGCATTTTTTACGACGTTGGCCGGCGTTTTGATTGTTTCGCCGTTCATAATCTCAAAAGCAACTTCCAATTCTCTTCTAACTTCTTCAGCAATCTCGGGATGTTTAGAAATAACATCACGCAAAATCTTAGAAAGAATTTGATTAACATTTTCTGCTTTTTGCATTCTGGCAATATATTCATTGTCAGTTCCATTACCACCACTCATAAGTTTATGTAACTGAGCTTTTTTGCCGGCAATATCAGAAGCCAACTTAAGTGCTTGAATACGAACGGCAACCATTCCGTGATCGGTAGCAATATTCACAGTTTCCCAAGCTTCTTTGCTTAACTGATCAAATTCTTGTAAAGCCTTGATAGTATTAAACTGTATTTTTTCTAAGAAGTAAGGGTCTTCATCGGCTCGCTTCTGAAGAATAACTTTGTATTGATTTACATAGTCTTTAGCCTTGTTAACATTGACCGACAACAGCGATGCTATCTCATTATAAGAATATCCCTTAATATGAAGTAAGCCGGCATCTTCAATATCTCTCAACTCTGTGAGAATATCTTTTGCGGGTAATTTTTCAATATCAGTCATTATTTACCAAACTATGTATCCTGCTAGCGAAGTCATCCACAACAACATCCCAAGAATAAAATAATTTAATCCTGTCAGCACCGCTACGGGTAGTTTCAATAACGTCATTGTAGTTGTTAACAACATATAACATTCTATCACATAAAACATCAATATGTGGATTAGCCCACTCCCCGGTTTGATAAATGCCGAACTGATTTTCGGCTGTCATAGGCGCTTCCAATGGCACGGAGAGACCCGCAAATTCCTCACACGCCGTTCTATTCGTGCAGATGGTCGGCAACCCAGTAGCAATTGCTTGAAACGGAGCCATGCCCCAACCCTCGCCTCTGGTGGGATACACCATGCAATTACATGACGCAAACAAATCAGCCAGTTGTTCATCAGTCAGATAACTATCAATAATCTTAATATTGTTTTTATGATATAAACTACCAAGATTAATTCCATCTTTAATATATCTAGCATCAGGAGGGCCGTTACTCTTGATAATTAATCTATAGTTCTCATCATCGCCAAACAATCTGATAAAAGCATCAACAACTAACTGAGTATTCTTTCTAGTCGAAGGACTGCCAACATGAACAAACGTAAAAGGACGATATGGCAAATGAGACCGATCACGATAATAAAATACATCAGTATCTACACCTAAATTAAAAGCATAAACAGGTCTAGTAACACCACTATTTTCAAATGCAGATTTAGCCCAGCGAGAAGTCGTCCATACCTCATCACACTTATTCATTAAAGAAACCCAGTTACTAGGAAGAACAGAAGTTTCCCAATAAGAAAAACCAACAACATAATCCGCTTCAAAAGAATAATCAACCGGCAAACAATTGTTAATCAAAACATCTAAATCGGACGGTTCTTCAATAAACTTGATACCCTCTAGCGGAGAAATAGAAATACTTGACACAGACACATTAGAAAAAGAATTATCCTCAAAGCCGATAAGACCGCGATCTTTCAGCCTTGAGGATAAATTCCAAGAAGCATAAGCATAACCGTCAGCCTTCG